ACCCGAAGATTTAAACACGGAATTATATTCTGAAGTCATTACGGCAATCACTAGGAACAATCCTGCCGAAACTCTTTCGCAAATAAAAGCTGCGGAAGCTTTCTGCAAGTCCTATTTATTTAAATATGATTTAAAAGCCCTTTTTGGTGACGATACCGTTACCGCGGTTGTAGCTCCAACGGTTGTAGATGAAAATCTAAAAAAGACAATTAAGGTCATTGCATCCTATTGGTTGGTACGAAAAGCGAATCCCAATATAAACCTCGAATTATTTCGAGATGATTGGGAGTTGATGATTGGCAACAAAGAAGTTCCGGGATGGCTCTATGACATCAAGGAAGGAAATATAAGTCCTGACTGGCCATACAAGCCAGATAATACCACCACAACTAATGTGGATGAAAGTGTCCAAAACGACAGTGTTTTTTGGGCTTCAAATAATAAACGTACTCAAAGATTCTAACTATGGCAGTCAATATCGAAAAACCAAAAACCCCTGATTCCTTTGTTGTTCACGACTTAACCATTCTTGCTCCTAATAGGAACAGCAAGGATATTAGTAATTTAAAACAAAGCGTTGTCCATGCCGAAAGCATTTATTACCCAAACCGTGTATTACTTTATGATTTATACCATGACATCCTATCTATGGATGGTTATTTGCGTGGTATTACCCAAAAGAGAATTGATAATGTACTAAACAAGGACTTAAAGTTTATTGATAAAAGCGGCACCAACAACGAGGAATTGACTAAGTTGATAAACGGTCAGGCAGGGCGTAGTTTAATTTCTAAAATTATCGAAAGTTTGTTCTGGGGAACCTCCGGGGTGGAGTTTCTTATTGGTGATGAGTTGGCTTTTAATGAAATTCCGAGAAAGCATATCAAGCCCGAAAAAGGAATCATCAGCAAATCACAATACGGACAATCCGCCGAAAGCGGATTTATCATTGATGACCTTCCTTTTGTTTGGGTCATTGGTGAAAAGAATGATCTTGGATTATTGTTAGCTTGCTCCATGTATGCCATATACAAACGGGGAACTTTTGGCGATTTTGCCCAATATATTGAGATTTTTGGCCAGCCGGTTCGCATCATGAAGTACGATGCGTATGACGTGAAGACTAAACAGGAACTTAAAACCCTGCTGACTGATAGTGGCTCCTCATTAGCCATGATGATTCCGAAACAAGCCGAGTTCGAAATGCTGGACGGCAAGACCTCGAACGGTGATGGTAAGTTGCAATTGGGCTTAATTTCTGCCTGTAACTCGGAAATGGCAATCGCCATTTTAGGGAATACCGAAACGACTAGTTCCAGTAGTTCCAGCGGTTACGCCCAATCGAAAGAACATGGCCAACAGCAAGATCAAATTACCAAAAGTGATTTGGCTTTTGTCGCCAATATGCTGAACAGCGAAAAGTTCTTTACCATTCTGAAATCCTACGGTTTCACTTTTGACGGCGAATTTGTGTTTGACAAGGAACTCGATATTTTAGAGTTAAAAACTCGTATGGAGGTTGATACCTTCGTGAGTACAAAAGTACCTGTTGGAGATGACTATTGGTATGAAACCTATGGCATTCCAAAACCTGATAACTATGACGAGCTCAAGGCGAAGATGGATACAGAAGAGGAGGAACCGGAACCGTCACCAACAGATCCAACAGTCAAAAAAATAATACCTAAAAAAGGGCAATTGCCCGAAAATGATAAACAAAACTTAGTTGATAAGTTCCTTAATAGCTTAGCCGATTTTTTCGACCAAGCCCCACAATAGTGGGGCAACTGAATGATTTGTATACTAAGACCTGTGGTTGCAGTGTATTGCCTGATTTAGCCGATAATGGTGACGATTGGAATAAAATATACGAAGATATTGCCCAACAATTAATTGATGGCGAAGATTTAAACACGGATGCTTTGTATAATAAAACGGCCAAGCAACTCTTTGAAGCTTTGAATAGTGGTTTTAGCGGTGATGATTCTGAAGTGATAAAAGTGTTGCAGGATAAGTTCAAAATTAACATTGAGCAATTTAGCTATGCTAAAACCTTGACGCAGTTTCATTTGTTCAAGGATTGTCTTTTTGACGATAATGGACAAATAAGAAGTTTAGGCACGGTGAAAAAAGCGATTGCCGACACGGGAGAGATTTTCAATAATAATTATCTCGCTGCCGAACATCAATATGTGACCCAAACGGCCATTATGGCGAATAAATGGGAAACAATGGACACGGAATATTTAGAGTTCACTACCGTTGGCGACAGCCGGGTACGACCGGAACACAAGATTTTTGATAAATTCACGGCTCCTAAAAGTGACCTGATTTGGAGACGATTGTACACGCCTATCGATTGGGGTTGTCGTTGTACCGTGATTCCTGGCATCACTAAAAATTTGAGTACGGAATATGATTCCGTTTGGGCGAATAAGATGGTAGATCCTTTGGTCAAAGGAACGATTTTCGATAATAATGCGGCCGTAACCGGAGTGATTTTTAATAAAACGCATCCTTATTTTAAAACTAAAGAATGAGCCCAGACGAATTCGCCAAAGCAATAGAAACAAAGGCAAAGGAAATCCAGAACTATGCCAACACTCGCTATCCATCAGTGGCGGGAAACATTGCTTTGCGGTTTATCAATGGGAATTTCAGAGCGGGTGGTTTTCAAGGTCAAAGTTTTGAGCGTTGGAAAAAGGGGACAAAAAAAAGCGGTACGACCTTAGTCATTACCGGAGCTTTACGTGCCGCCAATTATTACACGACGCAACCGGGACAAACGACTTTAAAAAATGATATGCCGTATGCTAGGGCACATAATGAAGGATTTGAGGGTACGGTAACCATAAAGGCGCACACCAGGCACAAACATCGAGGTGATTTGTTGAAACAAAAATATACCAATAAAAAAGGCAAGACCGCGACCAGAACCATCAAACTAACTATTAGCGAAAAGGTAAAGTCGCATAGCCGAAAAATGAATATTCCAAAACGCCAGTTTATGCCAACGAACGCAAACGACAGTCCGGTGTTGAACAATGCCATCACGAGACAAGTAGCCCGAGATTTAGAAACAATTTTTAAACAATAATTATGAACAGTCCTTACGCTAATCTTTTCCTAGCCATTCAAGACCGCATACTGGCAGAAGTTCCAGAGATAAAATTCATTGATCAAAACTTGGGGCAATACATGCACGAAAAGTTTCGGGAAAGTATGTTATTTCCTTGTGTATTGATTGATTTTCCGAATACTAATTTCAGTGAAATGCAAGGCAATAACCAATTGGGCGATGTGACTATCGTAGCCACACTATTTCACGATATTTGGAACAATACCAGCAATATTACACCTCTTACAATTAAACAGGCGGGATTGCAGTATTTGGAAACGGATCAAAAGCTCTTCATGGCTTTGCAAGGATGGAACCCTGACTTTTGCGAACCATTAATACGATTGAATTCAAAAAGCCTCAATCAGAATGAGCATGGTTTAATCGTACGTGAAACTACGTTTACCACGCAGTTTGAAGATTATAGTTGTGATGATGCCTCGGCAACGGTACAATTGGGCTTACGTACCGAATAAAGACAATTGATTGAGATGTTCTTTTGGGATTGGCATTCCTTTGATATTCATCCACTGGCGGTAGGATAGGTAGATGTTGAATTTAGGAAAAACAGTGCGAATAATTTTAGTGTCAGGCACGTCATCGTGTTTGGCGGATTTGTACACGTCAATAATAAATTGGGCTCTTTTATTATAATTGTTTTTATTGTACGCCATGAAACAAATATAAAATACTTTATTTTTATATGCAACACGACTTTTTAGGCATAAAAAAACCACACTTTTGGGCGTGGTTAAATAAAGTTTAAAATAGTTTTAATTCAATCGACTGGACATATTTTTTAAATACCAACCTCCCTCTTCACGGATAAAATTATACCAATAGCCCTCTTTATCTTTTCGGACGCTATAAATACCGGTCGTTGCTGTTTTTTCGGTTGTAGCCGTTGGCTCTATTTCCTTTTGATAAAAAGGAAACAAATCTAAGAACTTCCCTTTTACAACATCAAAATCATATTCTTCTGTTCCTTTAATTTCAAGGTCAGGATTAGCTCCAACTTTATTT